TTTACCTGTTACGATTTTTACTTTAGATACTTGAGTCATGATGTTGCCTTTTTAAACGTAAGAACTGGACTTCAATAGGGGCCAGCTCGTCTACCCTTACTACAGTATTACTAATACGCAAATTGCACTACTAATATTTCACAATGTGAAAAACTTATGAATCGTACAAAATACCTAGTTTTTGCATGGCTTCTTTCATTGCCAGTGCTTTTAGAAAATCTTCTAAGTACTCTTTTTCATGCAGCATTTCAGGATCTTCAGCTACTAGGTTCACTATCTCGTTGATAGACTCCCTTAATTGGTAAACCCCTTCTCTGTAGCTACTTCCGGGTAAAACATTAAACTCTGATATAAATTTGTTTATTAATAAATCGGGAATTTCAAATTCTGTGCCGTAGCATTGTACTTTCATAGCGGCCTCTTATAGTTATTATTTTGCTACCATGACAAGCCCCACGTTACCCATGGCATAACCTAGGAACATGATGCCTGTACCAACTCCCCCTTTAATAAACTGATCAATTGCTACCACAAAGTATACCACGCCCATCGCTGCAATTAGCCAAGTACTCATTTAAAGTCCTCTAAAGCAGTCTCTTTAACGCGGACCAATCTAGGACTTCCCTCTGGGCGCAACACTAGATCACCTAACCAAGCAGTCACTTGACCTTTTGGTCCCAGCTTTTCTAAGGTAGCAATAGACTTCAGTTTACGAGGCTCCCAGATAACTTCTTCGTTCATGCCCTTTTCTTTAAGCACCACAGCAGCCAGTTCATGGTCACTGATCTTGCGGTGCGTTACCGATGTGGCAAGTTTAAATCCGGGAGGTATTACGTTATCATCTATTGCTTTTTCCAAAGCATAGTCTTCTATGTCACCAACCCAAGTGCGCAAGTCTTGCGCTCTGGAAAGTACTAGACTGATTTCTTCGTCGTCCAGTAACGGAGCTGGTCTAAATTCTAGTTTGGCTATTTCGTTGTTGAAGTCCGAGCGCGCCCTGCACTGCGCTTTGGCACGGCAGAACTGGCAGTGGTCGCCTGGGAGGAACTCGCCCGTACCGGCCCACGCTTTTTTGGCTTTGGGTTTGACGAAGTAGTTGGCCCAGTCGACAAGTTTACTGACGCTGGTACCATCGGTACTGATACTGTCAAGTCGGGGCTGATGTATCGTGTAACTGACTTCTTTGATGTCCGGGTATTCTTCTTTAAACTTGGAGTAGGCTCCAAGTGCGTAAAGTCGAAGTTGCGTATTGTCTTGCGCCATGACTGGAACGCCTTTTCCGAACTTGAGGTCGATGACACGAATGGCGTGCTTAGAAAGAATAACCACATCGGCTGTACCAAAACCGTCAGGAACCCAATCAGAGAAGTCCACACGTTGTTCAAATAGTGGGGTATCCCCTTCACCAATTTGACTACGAACATATAGTACGTAATTATCGACGTTAGCCTCAAAATCGTCGTCGTAATAGGGTGTTGATTTGATTTCTTGGTATTCTTTTTCATATTCTTCTGTTCCGAGTTCGCCATAATAGTGGCGTAATTTGATTTCTGCCAAAGAATGGGCTGTAGTGCCTTCCTGACTAAAGTCAAAAGCGCTGTTACCTCGTTTGGGTTCTGGAAGGGTGGCTTCTAAGCGAGCGCTGGGTGTGCATGTTAACCAGCGTTTTGAGCCTGAAGCAGATAGGATTGCGTGTGCAGTCATCTTATTCTTTCAATTCTGTTTATCGTACTCTTACTAATACGCAAAAAAGCCACCTTTTGGGTGGCTTTTTAGTCAAAACTGAAAAAATATTTAGTTAGTCTTTTAGGGCGGAAATAAGATCTGCTATCTCTTTTTGATAGTCGATTGTAACCTCTTGTTTTATATTGGATTTTATTTCTTGACGATCTTTGTAGTCGTCTGGGTACTGTCCACGCAGGGCAATTTCCGCAACACGGCTGTTAAAAGCGCGGTTGTCAATATTAGCCAGCATCATGTTTTCCCAAAATGCCTGACCATGGGTTGTCGCCATAGACATGCTTTCTTTAAACTCAGGATTCTCATCCTTCCATTTTGCTGCGGTGTCTTTGCTGATGCCAATAGCGGCATACATAGATTTTTGGGACGCACCTACCTTACCAAGTTCTAAAATGATCTTAGCCATTTCCGAGGTAAAGGTTTTCTTTTGTTTAGCTACCACATTTCCACCTTTTTAGAGCTGCTGCTTTTCTTGTTGGTTTGCCGTTCTCGTCTTTCATCGGGCCTTTTACGCCAGACATGCGAGCGCAAAATGAGTTTTTACGTGAGCCGCCTTCAGGTTGAGGGGCTTTTAAATTGGAGCCTGTAGCGGCGTTGTACTTAGCTCTCCCCTTGGCAGTCAAGCCAGCGCCTTTAGATACAGGGAGCTTCTCGCCACGACCGATAGATAGGGAAGGGTTCTTTTTTGTTGCCATTATTTCTTAGCGGTCTTTGCAGACTCTTTGAATTGTTTTGCTGTTGGTGTACCTTTGGCGCCCGGCTTGCGCATCTTCTCGCCTGAGCCAGCCTTGATGCGCTCTTGCTTTGCGTGGATGTTTGCGTATAAGCCGGGTTTGCTTGCCATATTAAAATCCTGTGATTTTCTTTGCTACTTTGGTTAATTCTTTTTCTGTGCTGTCGCTAACAAATTGATTGATCTGAATTGCGGCTTCAATAATTTCCGACATTGTAGGGAATTTTGGAGCTGTTTCCGCAAGTTGTTTAGCTGTTTTGTCCATTAGATCCCATGCAGCCATGCTGGCTTTATAGTTGTTCTCTAATAGCTCTTTGGCTTGGGTAAATGTGGCAAAGCGAAGTTCAAACGGATTCATGGTAATACCTTTCTGTGTGTTGTGTGTGAAATGCCGGCTTTCTATGAAGGCGAACCGGCGGCCTTTAGCTTTTTTAAGGCTAGAGTAGTGGATAGGAGTGCCTCCCGGCAGGTCCTATCTTTACTAATACGCTTTTTGGTTAAAAACCGCCCTAATTATCGCCAGGGACAATAATGGTCTTTATATTGGCCCTGCGCTTCTCTTCAGCCTCCATGGCTTGGCGCAGGCTAGGCAGCATTTCATTGACCATTTTGAGAGTCAACCCAAGGGCTTTCTCTCGGTCAAGCATTTCCTTTTCTTGAGTGTCTCTTGCAACGTTTTCATCAATTGCTTTTGCTACGTCAGCACTAAACCCTTTGCTACGCAACAAATCTCTCATCCATTTTTCACTCATCTTTAACTTTCAGTGCCTCAATAGCGGCTTTAAATTGTGGTTCACCTTGCATCTGAATGTAACCAATTAAATTGGCAGACATTAAATATGGGGCATTTCCAAGGATGTGCAAAATTTGGTTTACTTGAGCTACCGTAAACGAAAAGTTAATAATTGCATCATCTAAGGGGTCTTTCTTAATTTCTTCGGTCATTTCTTTTCTCTTTTAGCTAATTTTACGGGGTCTGTGCAATACTGGTTTAATTCAAACTTACGACAGTAGGTGTCCATCAAGGCCTCCATGCGCATATCATGCAATGATTTAATGCCAAGCAGCGCATTGGCTACTTCGTCGTCTGACATTGGTACAGGATGATCCCCATGATGTTTGTATAACAAATCAATATCTTCACTGGTTTGCCACGCCAGCATAATGGCGGATTCTAGATCAACTTTTGAATTCATTTCTTTTTCCTTGCTGCTTTAACTGCTTTTTGAAAGCCACCATGCACAAAATACCAGTTGCCCAATACTTCTAATGCCGTTACTACATTTTCATACGCAGTTCTGTCGTCTTCGTGCAAAATCTTTTCTGTCTTTAATGTATTAGTAACATTAACGTAATTTTCCACCAACACGCCTTGGATAATTCCATCTAGGCAATCATCATCAATTTCAATTTTCATACTCTCACCTTATTATTATTTTCGCCTTCAAACTCCATGCACTGTGCTGCTGCCAGAGTTATTTCTGGTTTAAAGGGCAGTGCCAAGAATTGTTTTTTCATATCTTGGCAGTGTTGTAGTGTTACAGCACGGCTGCTAGACATAAAGTTACATTGGGTGCCAATACATACAATAGACACAAAGATAAAAGCGTTCATCGTCCACACTCCGGATCCGCATTAACTTTCATGCGTTTTTCAAGCTCACGATCTATGTACCAACGGGCTTTACGTAGATCCTCAATGGCGTCTTTCTTTAAGTCACAGCGCCAAATGTACTTGAGCGCGTTGCCTAAATTAAAACCCATGTGTTCTGTGATCTGAATGCAATTAATACCCGAGGGGTGGCTGGTGTAATGTTTAGGGCTGTTTACTGGATCTTGCATGTCGCATCTCTCTAAGTTCTTTTTCCATGATGTGCGTCTCTTCAATGCTGTCGCACACCCAAATTCCCAATAAATGGTCGTATCGTTCTACATCAATGTCTTCTACACCGGTAATGGTTTCTATTACATAATTGCCTTTGTACCGATGCTCTACAATAAAATGACTCATAGCTTTAGCTCCCGTTTTATAAACTCAACACCTTTTCCAAAATGATAACGCCAATACTTCTCAGTTACCACGATGTCATTATGCGTTAAACCTTCTAAAAATGCTTTAAAAATCTCCTGCTGTTTTGGTGGCATTCGTTCTGTAATCAACCGCCTAATATCAATAATATCTTCCAAACTCCAAGGGAAGTACGCCTCCATCATTTCTGTTGAAACCCCGTCATTTTCATCTCGCTCAATGGGGTCTAACTCTTCGTCAGATAGTCTAGGGGTTGCCGCCTTGATTTTGGTTTTTGTTCTCATGTCTCTACTAATACGCAATTTAGGTCATCTAACAGTGCTTCTTGAATATTTATTTTACCTTCCAGCACTTTGACCACATGCTCGTCGATGCTCTTAGTTACTGTCAGATGGTGTATGATAACCGGTTTTTCTTGCCCTTGGCGGTATATCCTAGCGTTGGCCTGGATGTAGTTTTCACTACTCCATGGTAAATCAAACCAGACCGTCTGGGCTGTGTCTCCAACGTTGCACTGTAAATTGAGCCCAATTCCCCCACTTTGGGGATGGGCAAGGAGCATACAAATCTCGCCACGATTCCACGCTGCAATGTTGTCATCGTCCAGCACCACAGCCTGCGGGAATTGAAGACGTAACCGTTGGAGCGAATGTTTGAAGTGGTAGAAGACCAGTGTAGGGGAGGAAGACTCTTCCATGATCGACTCAAGATATTCCAGTTTAGCGCGGTGTGCCTCTTGTGCTTCTCCTTCTTCGTTGTATACAGCGCCCGATGTGAACTGGAGGAGTTTCCCCGCCAATGCTGCCGCTGTTGGAGCTGTGATACGTTCTTTACCGATCTCAGCGACCATGTCTTTTCTAAGTGTGTCATATTTGATCCTTACGTCTTTGTCTAATTCAATTTTGTGATATAGCGTTGTAAGCGCAGGCAGCTGTAGGTAATCCTCAGCCTTAAGACTAAAACAAATATCTGCAATCTTATCCGTAATAACTTTATCCGCACCATCTTTTAATACCCAGTTATAAATTACGCCAGTTTGCCGGTTGCGTTGGCCCGGGTTCATATACTTGTCCCTAAAACGGGTAAGGCTTGTCTCCAAGCGCTGCCCTAAATCCAATACACCCACCTGTGACCAGACATCTTGCAGTCCTTGAGGGGTAGGTGTGCCCGTCAAAATTAAACGCCGTGAGAACCCCTTTAAATGCTTTTTAAGAGCCTTAAAACGTTTGGTGCTGGCGTCCTTAAAACGACTGCTTTCATCTATCACTAAGTTAGTGAACACTAACTTGTTTGAAAGGTTACAAAGCCACGCTACGTTTTCCAAGTTAATCAGATAAATGTCAGCTTCCGAAGTATAGGCGGACAATCTCTGGTTCGGCGTCCCCATGATCTTTGCTACTCTTAAGTGGTTCAAGTGCGACCACTTCAGTACTTCCGCTGACCACACTGTCTCCGCTACCCGTTTGGGGGCGATGATCAGTGTCTTGCCTTTCATCTGCTCCGCTATGATTGTCAGCGTCGTTGTTGTTTTTCCCAACCCCGGTGGCAAGAACAGTCCCAAATTGGGTATAGACCTTGCCTTTTCTATAAGCTCCCTCTGGTAGGGATGGAGCTGAGCTCTCGTCAACATACTTGTTACCTTTTTTAATGTTTTCAAACCACGGAAGAATTTCTAAGTTCCATGGTACATGTAGCCCGCTTACTAATTTACCTTGCTTTGGTATTCTGTGATCAATGTGCATTTTCCAAGGAAATACCTTTTCTAGCTCTGTAGCCATTTGGTACATTTCTTTTATTTCTTTTTCAAATACATCTTTAATCCAACGTGGCTTTCTTTTTAAATTGTCAGCTCTATTTTTTGCAATTCTAGCACGGTGTTTGTGTGGATTTTTTCTTTCGTACTCTCTGCGCCCATCTGATTTTTTCTTTACAGCTTGTTTAAGTTTATCTTTTGTGTACCAAGTTTCGTAATATTTGTCTTTGTACGGTGTGTAATGAAAAAACACTAAGTCATCTTCATCACGGGTGTCCCCTCTTGCGAATGGTACGCCAGTTTTAGGGTTTAATCGCTTCACAGATAAAATCCTCTACGTCTTCTTTGGAGTGTAGTATATGAACAGGAAACCCCTGTTCGCCAATGTCATCAAATACTATTATCTGTCTTGGACTCAGTTTTCCCGTCGCTGTCTTTAGCTCTACTAGAAACACTTTCTGATTTATGAATACTATCCGATCCGGGACTCCGGTGACGGTGCTGATCCACTTGTAGCTCAGGCCCCCTTGCTTCTTCAATAATTTTACCAAGTGCTGCTCTATATCTTTCTCTAACACGCTCACGTTTGTCTTCCTCCGTCGCATAAATTGCAAACACCTGTTTAAAAATGTGCTCGCCTAAGTACGAGCGTGACTCATCACCAATCTTGGTATCCTCTTCACCAATGTACTCAAACACATGGGTGACTGTGTGACTTACTTCATGGTAGATCACACCCATGCGCTCTAATGACGTTTCCTTGGCCATCTCTTCATAGTTAAACACAATCGCCAGCATGGCGTTGGTTGTGCCCTCTTGCTCAATGAAGTGTGACTCCGCCAATCCAACATCTAGCGCATTGTGGCGCGTGGTAATCTTTGAGTCGCGGACGGCTTGCTGAAATGCTGCATCAGAAAAGCACACTTTGATCTTGATGCCAAAGTGTCCGGTATCGGCAATGTAGTACGGCAGCTTTTTAGTTTTCGTCATTGTCTTCTTCTTTAATTGGTTCCCAGCTATCAACTTGATCAATGATGATCTTCATTAGCCGATCTACTTCTTCTTGTGTCATGGTGCCGTTGGCAATCAACTCGTCTGCCCAGCCCTCATCAAACGAAACAGTCTTTTTACCCATGATTTTTCCTTTGCTCAACGTGCCACTTGCACAGGTCTTTGTAATACTCAATTTCTTTTTGGTACTCAAATACTTTATTATCGTAAATGGCTTGTTGCTCTTCTAAGTCTTTGTCTTTTGGGCGCATGATAAGGCCGACTATAAAGCCAATCATGAACGCCAATCCGAGCTCAGTCATTTCGATGGTACCTATCATTATGGTTAGCCAGCATGCTGGAAATAAGGCTGTCAACTGTGGCGAACCATTGGATGACTCTAAGCCCGTCGGCTTGGTAAATTGTAAAGCTCATGTCAGTCCTCCGGTGTGATGTACATTTCAACGGGTTTACCTGCCAGCGCAAACTGGGCGTACTGCCACGCTGTATCGCGGACCTCAGCGGGGGTTGCGCCCCTTGCCACTAAGCCCATCGTAGCCGCAACTGCGAATGTGAAAAGTTGTTCTTCATTTGTCATTAAAATATCTCTTTCTCAAAATTACTGATGGAATCTACGTACTGTTGTGCCTTGGGTGATAACTTAACACCTAAGAATAAATGCTCACCACCATCAAGGCCACGTCGGCGGTATGATTTGATGTTCATATCCTGTGTCGTAGCATTAAAGCGCCGCTTGAACGACATGTCAGTGCCAGGGTGCAGGTTCTTCTTGATTGCCCAGTGCTTGTAACAAGCAAACAGTGCATCTTTGTTTACTTCAAAGCCCTCTCCCACAATACACGCCTCTTGCACAAACGCAATCAGTGGGTTAGACAGCTCAGTCATCTCTTCTAACATCTCTTTGCTAGACTCTGGTTGGATAAAGCGCTGA